TTCTCCAAGTCCTCCAGCCCATTTTTATGGTCGGCTCGCCAAATATATTTCACTACGTTCCCCAGATTGAAACAAAATCCTTCGGTAACTTGGATAGCCTGTATGCCAGAAGGGTGCTGGCGGTAGTGGCTAGGCGTCACCGGGGTGGGCGGGTCTTCCGGCTGGGAGGACTTCGGGGAGGGCGTGTGCCACCAGTTGTCGCATGACATATTTACACCTGCTACTGTCAAGTTATTTTGCCGCGCCACTTGACTTGGATCGCTCCGTAGATGGCCCAAAAGAGGGCGTCGTGATCGTCTTCGGTGATAGGTATGGGGCAGTCGTGTCGCAAAACATGAGCGAACTCCTCAATCAGTGTGTCATCCATCACGGCCTTTGTTGCTTTGGCTAGTTTGATAAGGGCGCGCCCGTCTCCAATCAAACAGATGCCATGGCACCCCGGCAAGCGATCCACGACCCTGATTATGACCGGGGTGCGCGGCAAGTAGTGCCTACGGAGCCACCTTATCGTCCTGTGAATGTCCGTCGCCACAGTTCACCGCTGCTTCGTATGCGTGTGCGAGTCGAGGTAAGTCTTGTAAACGGATCGTCAACAACCAATCTGGGCTGCGGTTGATTCTGTGCAGCACTACTGGGCATTTGCGGTCGGCCTGCTCTGCCGCCAAGGCCATGGCGTTATTGATATTCAACCGCTCAACTCTCTTGATTTCGTAGAACAAATCGGGGGTCTGATCGACATAGATGTCGGCACTCGCACCGCCCTTTGCCCAGCCAGAGAACTGCTGCGTGCGCCTTCCACTCCAACCGAATAGTTCTTTGAGTACGCGGACAATTTCAAGTTCGCCCGTCTTGCCCTTCTGCCTGCTATTTATGGCCATGACCTACCGCCCTTGTTGGATCGATCCGCTAAGAATGTTTCTGGGATAGGGCAGATGTCATACGGGAGTCCATGCCTGCCCTTGAGCGCAGCCAGCCCCTTCTCGTCAACGCTACCGTCTTGCTCCATCTTGGCTGCGAGCAAGCTACCCTTGGGGATCTCGCCGTATTCCGGCAGGCTGTTGTGAACGGCATGGTGGCAGCGGCAGCACAGACACAGATAATTGATCTCAACGTCCTTACGGCCAGAGCCACCAACGATATGGTGCAACTCCATCCACCTGCCTCGCCGCTGGGCAGGCCAGTGACACACCGCGCAGAAGTTATGCAGCAGCATGTACTCATTGGGGCTCATGCCTTCGTGCGCTGTATCCATGGTCACTCCGCAGCCAGCCATCGGAAACCCGCTTAAATAGCCGCACATCGGCTACTCCAAGGCGTGTTGCAATACGGGCTGATGCTGGCGCGAACACGCAGAGGGTTTTTGGACACCCCCTGTCAAGAAACAGCGCAGCAGTGAGGGCAGTCGCTAAATGACGCCCTCTTTTCTCAAGTGCGACGAACTGTTGCAGGCAGAGCTGGCCGTCCCACATGGAAAGTGCGGCCCACCCCCACGGATCAGTTACGTCTTTGTTGTCAAAGGTGAACGCTATCGCCATGTGCATGCCAGCAAGGGCTGGGGGGACAATGTGGTCGTTAGCCATACCGCGCAGAAGCGTCTGCATTTCACTGTCGGGGTTGCACAGGTGGGCTAACTGGCCAGCCATAGACAGCAGGCCGCCGGGTCGGTCGTAGCAGGCGATGTGCAGCATCACACCACCCCATCTAGCTCGGGGTGCAGACGGAACTCGCCGCAGGAAACTTCCTCCCCGACAACCGGGAACTCGGCATTGAGCAACTTGGGATAAAAAAACTGCGGCGGGTAGCGGATGCAGCGACCGATCTCCCCGGGCTTGTTATCGCCAGACACTTCGAGCTGCTCGCCCTCTGCTAGTGGGTCGATTGGCTGGTAATACACACAGTTGCCGCAGCAGGCGGGGGGACGCGCGAGATGAATCATCATATAAGGGCCTCCCGTACACCCTGCGGCGTCATAGTGACCCATCGGCAATGTTCAACCGGGCATTCATAGTTCATGCACATGCGGTTCTCTGTCCTGTCTTTTACTTGCCTCTGCACCCAGTGAGACTTGGTGTGAGGCGTGACCACAGCGGCGTATCTCATATCTTCAGACACAATCCAATAAGAGTGAAACCACTTGATGTGGGCTAGCTGCTCCCGATGCGAGAACTGCTCCCACATACCCTGTGTCACATGGGGCTGGCGTAATTTGTATGTCTCATCCAGTATCACAGTTGGGTAAGGGAAGTCTTCTTTACCAGTGAACTTGATCTTGCGGTGCTTGCACTCCACTCTGCCAGTAAACGTCAGGTCGCCATCGTCCTCGAACCCTATCACTATTTTTTTACCCGTAGTGATAAGGGGCTTGGGGCGAAGCTCGGCGTTCAAGGGCCGCAGGAGGGTGTACAGGAGACGCTCCACCTGCTCTGCCCGCCGTAGGTTGTCGATGAAGATAGCGTCGGGCTTCACTGCTTTTCCATAAATGGATCGGCGGTGTCATTGTCCCGGTTGCCGTACTTGGCCCAGCCGTTATTGGGCATCCAGCTACCAGATTTATCTTTGCGCTTGGGGAACAGCTTGCCGTCTTTTCTCGTCCCGAGTCCCAGCACAGAGCCGCAGTCCATGCACTTGCACTCGCGGTACGTGTTGCCCTCGTAGTCACGGCTGACCAGCGACACCCGGGTCGAGTCGCAGGCACCGCAGTGCGAGTGACCAAACACCTCCATGGCACCGGCCAGTTCGTCGAACACAGCTTTAATGTCGTTGCCCTCGACCAGCAGCTCGCAGTTGGCCAGCTTGTAGGTGATCTGCATTGTCCGCTCCTAATGGGATTATCGGCCTTTCCTATGTTGTACGGGCGTGTCAATAGCTACCCCTCGGGCCTGTTACTAGAAGGGGCATAGTGATAAGTCGCCGCCCGCTGCCACAAACTCAGCCCGCAGCCGGTGGAAATTCTCGCCCACCGTTACGTTCTTCTGAATGTGGTCGAGCTGGGCTTTAGCCCTGTCCCGCTGACCCCGCTTGCGGGCCTCGACCTTGCCCATCTTTCGATGAAGCTTGCCGCGAGACTTGCCAAGGCTTCGCCCTAGCAGGCTCACCGCAGCCTGTGCCTCGCCGTCGTAGGCAGACCTTCGATGCACCTCTAGCTGGATGTAGGGAGGGCAGACCTTCATGCCCTGACAGCACCAGACGAGATAATGAACGGGCACCTCATCGACAGGGATTCCCTTGTATTTCCCGAACCCTAACTTCGGTATTTCCATGACCATTCTTCCTATAGGTATACAGCCCCGCTAAATGAGAAGGTATGAAACCTTCTCGCAGCAGCCGGTGTGCTGGGGTGCGCTGCCTTATCGTTTTCTCATACGGCGGGTAGTTGAGGGCTGTCCTAGTCCGCGTTCGTGCAGCTGTTCTGCCGATGGGCAGGTTCTTTAGGCTCGGGTTTTTGGTTTGACACTTCTGGTCTGGCGGGTAGCTCCGAGAAAATAAACCGCCGTTATCAAGATGAGTATTATTTTAGTGGGGGCGGCGACTGACCTCGCGCTGGATGGATTCGCGTAAGCCCTTGCCAAGGCTCGCCTCGCGGAGACACCACTGTAAGTAACCAGTGGGTACTTCTGCCAGCCGCTTTCCTCTGTGCTTGTTCCCGAACGGCATGTAGCAGTAGCTCTTAGGCTTATCCAGCACCTCGGCTGGCGCGTGCGGGTCGCGCTCGTACACACCTAGTCGGGCGCGTGCGGTCAGGTGCATTCGCTTCTCAGCCGTTAGGGCGTCCAGTGCAGCCTGCTCGGCCAGCATCCGCAGTCTCTCCTGCTCGACCACCGCATCGACCTCGGCGGGCAACCTAGGGGCCTGCTCGCCCCTCCTGCGGGTTCGTCGCGCTAGCTCCTCGTCTATGTCTGGACGCAGGACGGTGAGGGCGGTGCAGAGATCGTTGCGGCGGCTGCTGTCGGTGATATCGAAGACCTCGAAGCAGGGCTTGGCACTGGCTGCGATAGCGGCTCGGCGCAACTCAGGTGTAGCCAGGCCATCTACCACTCCCGGCAATGCCCTAGTCCCGCGCCCGAACATCTGGATATAGGTGTTTGGCGAACTTGTCGGCCTTGCCAAAAACAGTTTTCTAATACCGGGAAAGTCATAGCCGAGTGTGAGAACGCCGACGTTGATGATGATGTTGTTATCGCCATGCTCAAACTGATAAAGGTTGTAGGCCCGCTCATCTGGCTCCATGTCCGAGTGGACGATAGAGGCTACGATGCCCCTCCTGTGCAGTAGCTCTTGGATTAGCTGGGCCTGCCGGATGGACGCGGCGAACACCACTGACGGCTGGCCCTCATGGTGCTGCAAAATCATCTCCGCGATGCCCTGCACTACCTTCTCTTTTTGCATGATCGCCGCCAGCTTGGCCGGGTCGAAGTCACCAAATGCGTTCTTGAACGCTGACAGGTCGAGGCTCTCCACGACCGTCATCCACACGCGCGCGGGCACAAGCCAGCCATCCTCTACGGCCTGTCTGTAGTGGTACTCAAACGCCACCTGCCCATAGAACGCAGTGAGGGGATCACCCTTTGTTCGATTGGGGCTGGCGGTAAGCCCGACGATCTGTGCCCCGCACTCGCGGAACTGCCGCAGCATCTCAAGGCTGCGGGGCGAGTAGTTCAAGTGAACCTCGTCCACGACTACTAGCTTGGTCACACCCAGATACTTCTGGTATCGACCCCGGGATAGCAGGCTGTTGTAGCAGGCTACAGTCACGCACTCGCCGCTCTTGTTAGTCCCCTGCTCGACCCCACAGGGCACCCCCCTAGACCTCAGTCGCGCCGCTGTCTGCGCGGTGAGGTCTTTAAGGGGGCTGATAACTAGGGCACCCTCTAGGGCACCCTCTAATGTGTCAATGAGTGAACAGATTATCTCTGTCTTGCCGACGCCAGTAGCAGCGATCACTAGACATGCCCGAGCGTCACTCAAAATAGTAACGACTCGAACTACAGCCTGCCGCTGGTATGGCCGCAGCGTTAGCAGCGGCAGGGGAGTCTTAGACCCCGCCGCTGCTAACTCAGGAAACAATAGCCCGCTCATACCACCTCCCTGCACACTGCACTCCTGTGCTAGTCACTCCTGTGACTACGCCGATCCCTACCTACCTACCGCGACCGATCCACCTGCTTTGCTCCACCTGCTTTGACCAGTTCCGCCGCAGACTTGCGGTTTCGGCCTGTATCTCGTCTGGGCTTGGGTCGCCCTTCCCCCGGCCCGTGAGGCCCGCCTGCTGGAACTCCGACAGCAGGGCTTGCATGCTTTGATAGCCGTTCCGCAGGGCTACCCGGGTGATCGGCTCTCTCTGACACTCCTCCCACAGTAAATACAACGGTTCCATCAGCTACTCCTCTTAGTATTTGGCACTCACTTACTAACTTACGTATGTCACTCTTCAGATTGAGCATGGCGTCCATCACTAGCTCAAAAGTTTCCGCGTCATAAAACACCGTCTTGTGCGGCGTGGATGCGATCCTGTGTGCAGCCTCGGCGGCAACAAGGACTCTCTGGCGAAGCTGTATATATTCAGCGGCGTCGATCATGCGGGCACCGCCCGCTCTGCCGCGATGTCCTCGAAGCGTTGCTGGGCCAGACTTTCAAGGGCCCCAAGTGTGTTAGGGTTCATGTTCCCGGCGACGATCTTGTCCCGCACCCGGGCCAGAATCTTGTTGATGCGAGCTACCGTCGTGGCCGTGGTAATAGCGTCCACGGCAAGCTGCTGTTGGATGAGCCAATCGGCATGACTGGCGGCGGGCTGATCGTCAGTGCCACTCTCAGATGGCGGCAGCGACTCACCCTCAGCTTCGGCAGTGAGGTTGAGCAACAGGGCGTAGTGTGTTCGTCTCCACCAGCCAATGTCTGCCAAAGTCCTGCGGATGTCCCCCGTGTCGCGGATGCCCACAACACTAGCCACCCACTGGTCGGATGGGCCGTGTGCTAGCGTAGCGGCCAGATTAATAACGCCGTCGAGGGGCGTTGTCTCGCCGGTAATCACCAAGCCCACCTCTGCACATTGCAGCTTGGTTGAGCGGTGCAGCGATGACAAGCTGGCATACCGGCCAAACTCGCCGTCAGTGTCCTTCTCGACGGGCAGGAACGACATTGTTGCTGCGGCCAGTGCCGTATACAGTTCGCCAGTGTGGTCAGACTTCTCCCGGTAAAGGAAGATTTTTCGGGCTGGTCGGATACCTATTTCCATAGCTAGCTCTCCTTGAAGAAACGGGGACAGGGAAGTTCTTGGATTTGCCCGTAGTCGCTGGGCAACCAGTGGTCGAAGTCGATGCGCGTTGCAAGCTCGTCGAGGAGCCGCAGACAGCGGGCCTTCCCTCTGGCAGTCACAGAGGGCGGCAGCGTCACCACCGAACAGTGGTACGGGTAGGTTGTTGAAGTGGCTATGAAAACAAGGGGGTGGTAGTCCCAGCCACAAGCCAGCATGGCCGACTCATACATGGCCGCTTGCATGTGGTAGCGGTAGGATTTCACCGACTGCCAAAACGTCTCAAGCGGCTGCTGGTCGCGGGTGGTCTTGAGGTCGTACCAGCACTCTTCTGTCGCCCCATCGAACCGGCACCGTACTAGATGTCCGTTCCAGTTCCAGCGGACGTTGGCCTCTTGGACTATGGTCTGACTGAGCAGCTTCTTGGCGGCGGGGTTGGCCAGCACTTGAGCCGTCTGTGCCCGCATCTTGTGCCCGTCAGCGGGTGCCAGTGGGATGGCATCTGCGGCCAGTTCTCTCGCCCACGCATCTGCGGCCTTGCCCCAGAGGCCA